CGTTCCATCGTGAAAGTTTAGGTCAACATAAGTAGCCCAGCTACCAACATAACCGCCATCCCATATTTTTTCATCGTTAAACCAGACTTCTTCATAGGCATCAATAGCATGGCCTGCAACAGCAATAACCATGTGCATGTATTCGTTGTCTGTGCCTGTTGAGTCTAGGTAAACAATTGAACCGCCAACCCTAGCGCGACCATAAACCATCGTTCTGGTAGATGCAGGCTCTCTAACTGTCGTGGTAGTGCCAGACATTTGAGCGCCAATTGACGGGGTAGGCATTAAGGCGCGAGAAACCATAGAAAGGCCAGCGCCAACAGCAAAAGCTGTAAATGCCGCTGTAAAACCTATAGCCAAAGTTCCCGCTATTGCCGCAGTACTACCTACAGCCGCCAATCCTGCTATTGCTGCAATTGCCATTTTATTTTCCTAGGAATTTGGAGTAAATACGTTCTATTAAATCAAAGCCCATCCCAACCATTAAGCTATCAAATGGAATGTGGACTTTAGTATTTATCATCATCAAAGAAACGCCAGCTTCTTGACAATGATCTTCCGCAAACTTGACCAATTTATAACCAGTTGCGCCAGCTCTACTATCTGGCAATACAAACAAAACATCGTTATTAGCAAACAGATGATCTTGGTAATGAATGCTCTGGCTAACCATTAGAACAAAATACCCAACCAGCTCGCCATCATCCCTTGCAGTGAATATCCGAAGAATGCCAGCAGCATCAAGATTGGCGTATTCTTTCCAGTTGGGGTTTAACTTAATCTCGCCTTGATTTAAGGCTACTAGCTCCCAATGCTTATCAAGTAAAGGGATTAGCTCTGCCTTTACGTTTAACAGGCTTTCGTGAGCTATCTTGATCAACGGTTTGCCCTGTCGTACCTTCCTGAACCGCCAGAACTTGCCATCGAAGAAGGTGAAGCCCTGCCCCAGATGATCTCTTTCTCTTGTATCTTGGCTACAAACTCAAAGCCTTTATCTGTGGGATGCTCTATCTTTTGATCTTCTGCTGTGTAGCGTCTAACTGCTGTGCGCTGGAATGCTATTAGCTTATTCTCGACAGTAACTGTAATCGTAGAAGTATCGCCAGAATCTGCAATTGTCATTATATCCATGAACCCGCTAAACAAGATAACTGGGCTTGCGATTAAATCACCGCTTTCATCAAATGCGCCAAGGCGAATGATTAGGGGTCTGCCTTGGTATGGCTCATCTCTAGCTAGGGTAAGCAAAGACTGCTTAATGCCACCTAGGGTTACAGTTGCGCCATTAGCGGTAAGCTCTGCGGTCTCAGCGATTGACCCAATAGATAACAGGTCACCAGCGCCTAAATAGGTATTGGAGTTATAGGTAAGATCGCCCATTCCAGACCATAGGAAAATGCTACCAGAACTGAATTCCATATCTACCAAGTAAATGGGACGTACTAGCTCGGCAGTAGCGACAGCCTGCATCTCTGTGCTTAATGTTCTGCTCATTACAATGCCTCTGCAAAGGCAAAGCTAAAGCCATAGATAGAAGCTGCATCAGTAGACCAACCTATATCGTTACTCGCTAAACGCCATAGGCTCTTAGGTAAGGTAAAGTCTAATGCTGTACCGCTTGCCACTGCTGTTCGTAATGGTGGCTGAAAAGATAGGTTGCCAGCGCCAGAAGACTTATCTGCTGTGGCCATATAAAGATAATCGCCTAACTGGAAATAAGTGCCAGCAGTTACAGCACTAGCGCCAGCAGTAGTAGCCAGTACTTCAGCCCGTACCGCAGTTGTACCAGATGTGGTACTTGTGGCTGTGCTTGTATGTAAAGGGTGTCCAAATGTGAACGTGCCAGAGCGCCCTTTTAAGCCCACAATGAAAGCCTCGACTGATCGTGCCTCATCATGCGTCAAAGGCGGCAGATTGACCTCTGCTTGCCATATAGCGCCTTGATGGGCGTATACCTGTTGATCATAGGTAAACGGTGATTCTGTGACCGCAACAGTTCGTTTTAAACGTAGGCTGATTGATGTAATGCCTACGTTGGGGAAAGCTAATGGCATTTCTTATGCTCCGACTAATGACTTGCTGAACCCACCGCCACGCTGTCTAGCGTCTGCAACTGCACCTTTAGCGGCATTGGCAATTTGTGGCATCAGTGTAGCAATTTCTGCCCTGACTGTCTGCTGCACGCCAGTAGATACGTTAATGGTCTGGTTGACAGTAACGCCACCGCCACCACCCATTCTGCTATTCGGTACGATTGAGCCTTGAGAGTTAGGAATAAACAACTCTGGCCCGCGCTCACCAACCATGTAGGGGGAGCCGTTTTGAACAGACCCGCCAATTGCTCTAGCTGGCAGTTGTGGCCCGAAATTAGGGGCGAACTGATCGTTTCCTCCAGTGTTAATCCCGCCACCAAAGTAACTTGTAATAGCACCAAAGGCTGCATCAACAATATACTTTTGAATCAGCATCTTAATCAAGCTATCAACTACACTCTTAGCCATAGACTTCATCGCATCAGCGAAGTTTGCAGCGCCTGTTATACCTGCTGTCAAAGCGTCTGTCATTCCGTTTAAAGCACTAGTTGTAAAAGACTGAACTATCTGACCAGAATCTAATACTGTCTTTTGAAACGCTTGAAAGCCAAGATTAATATTATTTATTGGCGGAACTACCGCAGCGGCTATGGTGGCTGCTGTAGCTTTAAAATTTTCTAGGCCGCCTATTAAACCATCAATCTGAGTAATAAAACCTGAAAGCAAATCAACGTCAGGCGTATTACCTTCTGCTTCTGCATCCTGCGCTTTCTGATACAGCTCTAGTAATTTCTTTCGTCTTTCTGTTAGTTTATCAGTTGCTTCTAATTGAGCAGAAACGCTCATATTAGTTGCATTTTTAATCCCTTCTATTTTAGAAGCAAGGTCATCAAGACCTTCCCTGTACTCTTCTGAACTTTTAAGGCCAAACCCAAATGCGTTTTTTAGCCCGTTTTTAACTTTTATTGAGTTGTTATAGACTTTTATAAATCCATTGGCTAATTCTTGAAAGCCAATAACTGCCAGCTTTATGCCTTTTAGTAAATCAATCGCTAAAGACCTAGCAAAACTTTCTATGCCGCCCTTTGCCTCAATAGATCGCTGGAGAAAAGCAGTAAACCTTTCTACCATCATTTCCATAGCTGGCGCGAATGCAGCTACAGTTTGGTCTGTAACGCCTTTAAATAGACCCTGCATCTTAGTAAGCGCATCAACGGTATCTTCTACGCCTTTTGCAGCACTTCCAGACATCGTTAAACCTAGTGCTTTAGCCTCGCCAAGCATTGCTTTAAGGCCATCACCGCCTTTGCTTAATACGTTTACTAATGCAGCACCTTCAGAGTCAAATAACTTAAACGCTAATCTTAGCTGATCGGATTCAGATGTAACCCCTTGGAACGCATCGGCCAAAACAATCATGCGTTTATCGAGAGGCATTCTATTTAATTCTTGTGCGCTTAACCCTAGCTCTTTGATTGCGCCTTTAGCTTCACCAGTACCCATTGCGGCTTCCGCAGTTCGTCTAGTGAACCTTTGCAAAGCCATATCCATTGTGCGAGTTTCTACACCAGCAAGGTCTGCCGCATATCTTAGGCCGCCAAGGGCTTCTGTTGTTGTGCCTATCTTGCTTGCAGTTTTTCCTAATGTGTCTGTAGCTTCTAAAGACCGTTTAACTAAAAGACCAAAACCAGCGGCTCCGACCAATCCCAGAATTGCGGTCTTCGCTCCTAATACAGCTCCAGCAACAGATTTTAAACCTTTAGCTGCACTCCCAAAACCTTTAGCGGTTTTATCAAATGCACTAATAATAATCTTTACGTTTTCAGCCATTGCTTTCACTCATTATTTGGAAGTACGCCAGCCACTCGTTGAAGTGATTGAAAGGCATTTGCTCTGCTTCTTCTATCGTAAGGTGAAGGCGGTCAGCCAAGGAAAGCAGATTCATCCTTGACTGATCGCGTCTTAGTTTCCCTCTAATGACTCCGCAGATTCAATCTCTGCAAACATCTGATTAGCAATATCAGATATGACATTAGTTTCTTCACCCATGAGATCAATGCGATCTTCAGCAGATGCAAACAGCTTGGAGCCGCCTTCATCTTCTGCCTTCATGCAAATCAAATCTACCATTGATCCAATAGTTGTATTGCTAAGAAAGTTAGGGTGCTTCTTCTGCAACTGGTCTAGGTCGTAGCAAGTAATGCTCCTGCAATACAACTTAAACGCTCCAGATTCGTCACCCCATGCAGGTACTAATACTTCTCGCGCCTGCAACTTTCTTCTACTTCTTAACTCTTTAGCTAATCCCATGGTTTATCCCCTTAGTTAATTAAACTTGTGCTTCAGTTACGTCACCGCTGCATTG